TTGTTCCGTCCGGTGGTCCTCCGACTTGGTCGTCTGCGTCTAACGGTGCGGCTTCTCTTACTTTCGCGGCGTCTGTTTCGGCTACGTCTTGGTCTACTACTCCCAGTACTTCTCAGATTGCTAACTGGGCTGACCCGCAGCTGGAAGCGGACCTGTCGCAAGCGACGGCCGCGACTATCAATCAGCTGCGGCAGTCGTTCCAGATTCAGAAGCTTTTGGAGCGTGACGCCCGCGGCGGTACTCGTTACACGGAGCTAGTGCGTTCGCATTTCGGCGTGATTTCTCCTGATGCGCGGCTTCAGCGCCCTGAATACCTGGGCGGTGGCTCCTCGATGATTAATATCAATCCCATCGCACAGACGAGTTCTACGACTGATCAGGAGTCGCCTCTCGGTACGCTTGGTGCGATGGGTACAGCCGCGCTTAATACGCACGGCTTCTCTCAATCTTTTACAGAGCACGGGATCGTGCTCGGTCTCGTTTGTGTCCGCGGCGACCTGACGTACCAGCAAGGTTTGCGTCGGATGTGGTCGCGCGAGACTCGCTATGATTTTTATTGGCCTGCGTTCGCTCACATTGGCGAACAGGCCGTTCCTCGCAAGGAGATTTACGTTACTGGGGACGCGACTCTGGATGACACTACCTTCGGCTATCAAGAGCGTTGGGCGGAGTATCGGTATTTCCCGTCACAGGTGACGTCGCTTTTCCGGTCTACCGCGTCCGGTACGTTGGACGGCTGGCATCTGGCCCAGCGTTTCACTACTCCGCCTATCCTGGATAACACGTTTATCGAGGAGCGTCCCCCGATGGATCGTGTCCTGTCGTTTGTTGCTGCCGCTAACGGCCAGCCCATGATTTCTGACTTCTTCTTTGCCGTTAAGGCGGCTCGTCCGCTCCCGCCGTACTCGACCCCCGGCTTGATCGATCACTTCTAACATGGTCGCTCCCGCCGTTGTTGCCGCTGGTGTTTCCGGTGCCGCCTCTTTACTGGGCGGCATCTTGGGCAATCGTGCCAATAAGAATGCGGCACAGGCTCAAATGGAATTTCAAGAGCGTATGCGGGCGACTCAGTATCAGACTGCGGTGTCCGATCTGAAGGCCGCGGGTTTGAATCCCATGCTTGCCTATACGCAGGGGGGCGCCGGTACTCCTTCCGGCGCCTCCTATAAGCAGGAGGACGTGGTGTCCCCTGCTGTGTCCTCGGCCGGTCAAATGCTTTCAATGCTGACGCAGCTGGAGAACACGACAGCTGATACCGGGCTTAAGAAGGCTGAGACTGAGAATAAGAACGCGTCTAACGCGGTTCTGCAGGCTCAAGCCGCCAATATCCTCGAGGACACCTATTTGAAGAACCGGCTTGCCCGGTTGTATGCCTATCAGGGGACGTCTGCGTATGCGAAGTCGTATCACGACGAGAAGACGATCCCTGAGGCTATTGCTGCAACCCTCTCCCAATATCGCCAGACTATCAACCGCGAACCGGAGTCGAAGGCGTCCGGTGATTTTTGGCGCGGTGCGGGCGATTGGGGTTCTGTTCTGACCGGTGCTAAGAATGTTTCTGAGTTTCTTCCTTGGTTACGTATGCTGCGAGGTGGCAAATGATTTTCTTCCGTACTCCGTATAACTATGATGTTGATGCCGCCTCCCTTGAGGCGGGTTTGTCTTGTCCTGGCCCCGATATGACTCAGCAGCAGTTCACCGACGAATGCGATATCAACAACATCGTGCGTCGGTTTGGCGTTACCGGTCAGGTTCCTGTGCCTTCTCGTCTGCCGTCTTACGATGATTTCTCGGGTATCACGGACTATCAGACGGCTATGGAGACTGTGCGCGCGGCTCAAGAGTCCTTTGCCGCGCTTCCTTCCTCTGTCCGTTCGCGGTTTGCGAACGATCCTCAGCAGCTGCTTGAGTTTCTTGGTGACCAGCGCAACCGCGACGAAGCGGTCGCGCTTGGTCTTGTGAATGGGTCTTCGCCGGCTGGAACGGCGGCGGAACCCGCCGCGGCCCCAGCTCCTTCCCCTTGAGGGCTTTTTTCTCCTAGTGCCGGGTCGCTGCCCCGGCTTTTCGCTTTACGGCCCCTTGGGGCCGTTTTTTTTCGTTCGGAGTACCTCGGGTACTCCTTTCTACTGTTCGTCGCTCCTGGAGCGTTTTAGGCCCGTTTCCGGGCCTTTTTACTTATCAGCGCGTGCGCGCGTTTCGCGTGCGTGCGGTTTTTCCCTGCAAGTGTCTTTGCCTTATCTTTTATCTTTAATTCTTTTATGTAATTAGTAGGAATCTTTAATTGCAGACTTATCCACAGGTTATCCACAGGTTATCCACAGACTTATCCACAGGCTTTATCGTGGGTAAGTCTGTGGGTAATCCGAGTGGATTAACCTTGTGGATAAGTCGTTTATTCTTGACTCTGTATCCTTTTCGGGAGTATTGATATCTTGTCGTCAATACTCCCAGTGACACCGATTTTCGGTGTCTCTCTCCCTGAAAGGGTTTTCTATGCGTCGGCGTCCGGTCAACAAGTCCAAATCCGCAGGCCAGTTCCGTAAGAATGTCCGCCGTACCAAGGCGGCGAACGTGGCCGGTGCTCCTATGCGTGTTGGTTGGCGTCTGTGATTTGGCCTGCTTCCGTCCTATTCACGGTTTCCGGTCCGCTTCCGGTGAGTTTGTATCCAGCGCTCGCAAGGGCGTTGTTGGAGATCTCACTGTCCCGTGCGGCCGCTGTATCGGGTGCCGGGTGGCTCGGGCTCGGATGTGGTCACTTCGATGTGTCCACGAGGCTTCACTCCATCCGGCAAATTGCTTCGTTACCCTCACGTACTCGGATGACAAGCTGCCGCCAGGCGGCTCGCTTTGCTACCGGGATTTCCAGCTATTCGTTAAGCGACTGAGGAAGCACTATTCCGGTACGCCGGTTCGTTACTTTGTTTGTGGTGAGTACGGCGAGCAGTTAAGCCGCCCTCACTATCATGCTTGTTTGTTCGGGCTCAATTTCTTCGAAGATCGTGAGCCCGTTTTGTTGCTGTCCGGTTCTACTCATACTCACTATCGCTCGGCTACGCTCGAGCGTCTTTGGGGTCTTGGTTTTGTCGATATCACTGACTTGAACGTTAGGACAGCTGGCTATGCCGCTCGATACATTCTCAAGAAGGTTACTGGCGACCTGGCTGAGTCGCATTATTCAAGGGTGTCTCCTGACGGTGTTATTTCTAGCGTTGCTCCTGAGTTCGCTCGGATGTCAGTCCGTCCCGGTCTTGGTGCTGACTGGTTCTCGCGATTCGGTGCGGACGTCGCCTCCGGAGATTCCATCGTGCACGACGGACGGCAATACCCAGTCCCGCCGTACTACGATCGCTTGCGAAAGCGCTCCGACGAGCTCGGGCTCGCTGAAGTGAAAGCGGAGCGCGAGCTCCGCGCCTATCGTGTTCGTTCTGATTCCACTCCGCGCCGGTTGGCCGACCGTGAGAAGGTCGCTGCGGCGCGTTTATCTACTCTCCTGAGGGTCTACGAGAAATGAAGCAAGTCGTCCTCGCTGTGTTTGATCAGGCTTCCGGCCTGTTTGGTCGTCCCTTGTTTGTTGCGGCAGTCGGTCAGGCTGTCCGCTCGTTCACCGATGAGGTGAACCGGGACGGTCCCGAGAATGCTCTGTTTCTCCATCCCGAAGATTTTTCTCTTTTCGAGCTTGGCTCGTTTGATGATGAGACCGGGCGTGTTGTTTCCCTTGATATTCCGAAGCGTGTTGCTTCGGGTGCTGACGTTTCGGTGAAAGGTAAGTAGCCATGAACAAAAATCGCTCGGTCGAGACTCATCGTTTCGCTATGGTTCCGCGGCCTGAGGTCCCGCGGTCCCAGTTCCGCATCCAGTCCACGCACAAGACCACGTTTGATGCTGGTTTCTTGGTGCCTATTTACGTTGATGAGGTGCTTCCGGGTGACACCTTCAATTTGAAGATGGCGGCGTTTGCTCGCCTCGCTACGCCTTTGTATCCGGTCATGGATAACATGCATCTGGATACTTTTTTCTTCTTCGTCCCCTACCGTCTGGTGTGGGCGAATTTCGTTCGCATGATGGGCGAACGTCCTGTTCCTGAGGCTTCGGTGGATTTCACGGTGCCTCAGACTGTTTCTCCCGCTGGCGGTTACACCATCGGTTCTCTGCAGGATTACATGGGGCTTCCTACTGTCGGGCAGGTTGACCCGACGAAGACGGTTTCTCACTCGTCGCTGCCCCTGCGCGCTTATAACCTTGTGTTCAATGAGTGGTTCCGCGATCAGAACCTGCAGAGTCCTCGTACTATTTTTAACCTGGGGGATGGCCCGGACGATTACACGGAGTTCGTGATGGAGCGTCGGGGCAAACGCCACGACTACTTCACTTCTTGTCTGCCCTGGCCCCAAAAGGGCGAGGCAGTCAATATCCCACTGGGCGGTAACGCTCCAGTAATCGGCCTTGGTATGGCCGAAAACGGCCCTTATTCAAACATCGGCGCTATCAAAGAAACCGGCGGGGGTTCTCCTACTTATACGCTTGGCGTTAAGGTCGGTTCGAACGGTACTTCTAACACTACCTTCGGTGTCCGTGAGGACCCGGATAACCCGGGGTTCCCGGGTATCTTCGCTGACCTTTCGGAAGCGACTGCTGCAACAATCAATTCGCTCCGTCAGGCATTTCAGATTCAGACGATCTTCGAGCGTGACGCTCGCGGTGGTACTCGTTACACCGAACTTATCAAATCGCACTTCGGCGTTACTTCTCCGGATGCTCGACTCCAGCGCCCTGAATATCTCGGCGGTGGCTCGACTCCGGTCAATATCTCGCCTATCCCGCAAACTTCGCCTACTGGCACTTACGCCAATACTCCCCAGGGCAACCTGGCTGCTATTGGCACTGCTCAGATCCATAATCACGGCTTTACCACGTCCTTTACCGAACACTGTATCGTTATCGGTCTTGTCTCTGTCCGTGCTGATCTGACCTATCAACAAGGCCTCAACCGTATGTGGTCGCGCAAAACGCGCTTCGACTTCTACTGGCCTGCTCTTTCTCACATTGGCGAACAAGCCGTTCTCCAGAAGGAAATCTTCTGCGACGGCGTACCTGCCAATGACGACAAGGTCTTCGGCTATCAGGAACGCTATGCCGAGTACCGCTACAAACCTTCGATGATCACCGGTGAATTCCGGTCTTCCTTCGCTCAATCTCTGGACTCCTGGCACTTGTCGCAAGACTTCGCCACTGCTCCAGTCCTTGATGCTGCTTTCATCGAGGAAAATCCCCCGGTTGACCGGGTTATTGCGGTCACTTCGGAACCGCATTTCCTCTTCGACTCTTACATTCAGATCAAAGCTGCTCGCCCGATGCCTGTTTATGGCGTACCGGGCTTGATCGATCACTTCTAAGGGGAATGCTATGGCCTTCGACTTTGCTAGTGCTTCGTCCGGTGCTTCTGCCGGTGAAACCATCGGCACTGCGATTGGTTCGGCTTGGGGGCCTTGGGGTGCTGCCGCCGGGGGTCTCCTCGGCGGTTTGTTCGGCGGCGGCGGCGGCAAAAAAGGGCCGTCTGCTGCCGAGCAAATGAATATGCAAGTGCAAGCGCAGCTTGACCTTGCGCATAAGCTCCCCTGGTATCAAGTGACCGGTCTTCGTGATGCCGGTCTCAACCCTATCCTTGCCGCTACAAAGGGCCCGGCAACGGGTCAAAATCCGTCCATGGGTACGGTCGATGACCGTGCTATCGATATCCAGTCTGCTTCGGCAAAATCACAAATCATGAATCAGCTTGCCCAGGCTAAGCTCTTCAATGCCCAGGCTGTAAAGACTGAGGCGGAAACAGAGAGCGAACGCGAACGCCCTGCGAATATCTCGGCGGATACGGCCACAAAAACGGCCCTCACGCCAAAAATTGAGCAGGAAACGCGTACTTCGTACGCTCAAATGCAACAGCATGGTTCTACTGCTCGTCTGCAAGATCAACTCGCACGAACTGAGGAATGGAAAACTAAAACGGCTATCGTTAACCAGTTCTTTCGCGAGCTTGAATACGATCTTGCTCGTTCAAACCTCGGCCCTCGTCAGCAGGCCGAACTGCGCAAAATCTCTGCTGAAGCTCGCTCTGCGGAAACTGAAGCTGATCTAAATGAAACTCTTCGAGAATTCGAACGTGCTGCCGGTCTTTTCGGCAAAATTACTGGATCTGCTCGTTCTATTCTTCGTAGGTAAAAAAAACTAAATGCCCCGCAGCTTGCTGTGGGGCATTCGACAAGCGAAGCGCGTCAGAAAATGTCCATCGTCTTCTTACAAAACGGCGCTCCGTCTAACTCTTTAAGGAAAAATCAAATGTCTTCAAATCCAAACAATCCTCGTCCAACTATTCTTGATTCCTGTCCCTTCATCTCTCCCTACTCACTCAAAAATCGCGTCCGTATCTCATTCGATGAGAACTCCAGATGGACAAAACAGTCCGAAAAGGACTCCTGCGACATCAACATCATCATGAGCCGCTACATCGCCACTGGCGAACTTCCCAACATCGCGGAACGCGCTCCCCAGTACCTGGATGTCACTGGACTTGAATTCCAGTCATCCATGGACTTCATCGCCGGGGCAAAATCCCTCTTCCACGAAATGCCCTCGTCTATC